ATAAGTTAGTAGATGTTATCTATAAGCCTTATACCTTAAAGATGTGGGGTACACTAGATATTCACGGTGATATTATCAATAGGGTAAAAGTAAGAGACGATGATAATGAGTATTATTTTCCTAATGATCAATATCAATTCTTACCCTTTAATGGCTATACTGAATTATTTAATAATATACTAATTCATCACAGTATTAAAGTTAAATTAAATACGTCTTATCATAAAGATATGGAAAAGGAATACGATCATGTCTTTAATTCCATGCCCATAGATCAGTATTATGATTACCAATATGGTGAATTACCTTATCGATCCATAAAGTTTCATAATCAGTCCGGCAACGATTTTGCAATGCCCACCCCAGTAGTAAATTTTACCGATAATGGAATCTACACCAGAATAACAAAGTGGGATATGTTTCCCAATCATGGATCGGGTGAGGTATATACAAAAGAAGAACCCTGTGACTATAAAGATAACAATATGGAGCGATATTACCCAGTAAAAGACGTTGCAGGAATTAACAAGGTAGTGTATAATAGATACAAAGATATTGAGAATAAGAAAGTAACGTTTATTGGTAGGTGTGGCTTATATGTTTACCTGGATATGGATATGGCAGTTGCTAGTGCTTTGGCTATTACAACAAAATACTTAAAGGAATAATATGAACAAGATTTTAATTATGGGTTTACCTGGTTCTGGTAAAACGTATCTGGCCATAGCGCTTAAGAAATACTTGGAAACTCACTCCAGTTTACGACATATGCCCACCAGTAAGATGATAAACATGGAGATGGCACCCTTCAATTATCGTTGTACGGTGGATTGGTTTAATGCTGATGATATAAGAAAGCGTTATAATGACTGGGATTTCAGCAAAGAAGGTAGAATACGCCAGAGCTTACGCATGGCCGAATTTGCTTTTAAGGCTACCAGTGATTATGTAATCTGCGACTTTGTTGCCCCGTTGGTGGAGATGCGTAATAACTTTAAAGCTGATTGGACTATATGGGTGGATACCATCGACCAGGGTAGATTTAAGGATACCAATAAAGCGTTTGTGCCACCAGAACAGTATGACTTTAGAATTATTGAGCAGAATGCCGATAAGTGGGCGGAGTTTATTGGACAGCATATTTTAGATAGCAAGCGCCGACCGGTCTTTAGTTGGCAAAAAGAAACAGTTCAGATGCTGGGCAGATGGCAGCCATGGCATCAGGGTCATCGTGCATTATTCGATAAACTAATTCAAAAGACCGGGCAGGTGGTTATTCAGATTCGAGACTGTCAGGGTTGGAATGGCTCAAATCCATTTGCTGCCAAGCAGGTGGAGGATCTAATTCGTCGTGATCTGGACCCCCTATATCAGGGTCAGTACTATATTCAGGTGGTACCTAATATTGTGCATATTGGTTATGGTAGGGGGGTGGGCTATACCATGGGTGAAGAGACGTTTGGTGAGACAATCACCAGTATTTCTGGTACTGAGATTAGAAAGGCCATGGGATTAAAGTAGAAGATGCTAGCCCCCTAATAAAAGGACCTACGGGTCCTTTTCCTATAAATATATTACATATTTGGGGAAATTATGGCATCAACGTATAATTTATATATAGACCAGGGTACTGATTTTACGGTGGTAATCCAAGCCAATGATAGTACCGGGACTGCCAGGGAGTTGACGGGCTATACCGGTAAGGCTCAGCTAAGAAGATCTTATGCAGCTACTACCAATGTAGCATTTACTGTAAATGTGGCTGCAGCTACCGGTAAAGTAACCTTATCGTTATCCAATGATAAGACTGCCAATCTTAAATATGGTCGCTATGTCTACGATGTGGAGATAACTAATACATCCAACGCCAGGGTGGAACGGCTATCTGAAGGTACCGTGGTAGTTTACCCCGAAGTTACCAGAACTAATTAATAAATATAATAAACTAGGGCAAACATGGCCATCACCACCAGACAAAATCTAATAGACTACTGCCTCAGAAGACTGGGTCATCCGGTGGTGGAAATAAATGTGGATGATGATCAAATTGAAGATCGCGTTGATGAGGCATTTCAATACTATAGAGATTTCCACTATGATGCTGTGGAAAAAGTTTATCTAAAAACTGAAATTACACCATCTACAGTGACTATTACCGGTGTTAATGCTGCGTCCTTTACCAATGGTGAAGTAATTACCGGGGGTACATCTGCAGCAACTGCAATTGTATACGGGGCATTAACCACCAGTACTTTTTATGTATTCAGAATAACCGGCGCATTTACAGCATCGGAAACTATAACTGGAGGATCCTCGGGTACCACCGCCACCCTATCATCCATATCCCTAGGTAACTACGATAATCAATACGTCACATTAACTGACTCGGTTATTGGTGTGGAGCGAATGATTCAACTATCGAACAAAACTCAGGCAATGGGTATGTTTGATGTAAGATATCAATTAATGCTTAATAATATACAATCCTTTACCAATACGGATATTGTATATTACTCAATGCTTAAGACCGAGTTACAGTTAATCAACGATCTCCTTACCGGGCAAAAACCTGTACGATTTAATCGTCATATGAATCGTCTTTATATCGATATGGATTGGAAAGCCGATGTTAATGTAGGTGACTATATTATCATCGAGGCCTGGCGTACTCTAGATCCAGATTCCTTCACTGATGTTTATGGTGATGGATGGCTGAAGAAATATCTTACCGCTCTAATTAAACTTCAATGGGGTAGTAATCTAAAGAAGTTTGAAGGCGTACAGATGCCAGGCGGGGTAACACTCAACGGGCAAATTATCTATAATGAAGCGGTAGAAGAGGTGAAGGAGATAAGGGATGAAGCACAAAACACTTATCAACTTCCCATCGACTTCTTTACAGGATGATCTATCTCATTGGAACAGATGTATTATAGCATAGTGTTAAAAACTAATCCACGGCAATTATACCGGAAGTCAATCTAATGGCAACATCGCATTACTTTCAATCTGGTGTACCGGGTGGGCGTTCGTCTGAGCAGCTACTCATAGAAGATTTAATTATCGAATGCATGAAGATATATGGATTCGATACCTACTACCTACCCAGAAAAACGGTATATCAAGATGGTATATTGAACGAGGATGCTTTAAACAGTTACGATGATGCGTATGCGTTGGAAATGTATATGCAAAACGTAACTGGTTTTGAAGGTGATGGAGATCTGCTTACTAAATTTGGTGTAGAGATTAGAGACACAGCTACATTTTTGGTAGCAAGAAGAAGATGGGATGAAGTAGTAGCAAGGACTGGGAGAGCACAATTAACCACTCGTCCTGCCGAGGGCGATATTATTTACTTTCCATTAACCAAAGCTTATTTTGAAATTAAATTTGTAGATGCCACTGATCCATTCTTCCAGCTGGGTAAACTTTACGTATATAAACTGCAGTGTGAGTTGATGCAACTCTCTGGTGAAAGATTTACCACCGGGGTAGATGATATTGATGATATTGCTATAGATAAATCTACCGATATTAGCGACTATCAATTGTTAATGGAAGATGGCGATAAATTGTTATTAGAATACTATAATGCATCTGGCATAGTCTTGGAATCGTTTGTAATTCAATCTATATTACCCAACGTTCAAAATGATAATTTTACTTCTGAAATTTCAGTATTAGATTTTTCTGAACATAATCCCTTTGGTGAGATATAACAATAATGCTTAATGCTGGAAAATTTTACTGGGGGACTATAAGAAAGTCTATTGTGGCTTTTGGTAACCTATTTAATAATATTGCAATAGATAGAAGAGACAGCACCGGGGCGGTAATTCAAACCCTTCGCGTACCTCTAGCTTATGCACCTAAACAAAAATTCTTAGCCAGGATTGCTGCTCAACCTCAATCTTTTGAACAAAGCTTTCAAACATATCTACCCAGAATGGGGTTTGAAATGACGGGGCTACAATACGATCCCGGGAGAAGAATAAGTCTGGTGCAGCAAAATAGAGCGTTAAATGGTTCTTCTACCACCTCACTCAATGCGCAATATGCCCCCTCCCCATACAATATAAGTATGGTGCTATATGCCTATGTGAAGAACCAGGATGATGGTCTGCAGATTATTGAGCAGATAATGCCCTACTTTAATCCTGACTTTAACTTAACCATCAATGCTGTACCAGCGTTAAATATTAAGAACGATCTTCCTATTATTCTCGATAGCATAAATTATGAGGATGAATATGAAGGAGACTTTACAGCCAGAAGAGCAATTATCTGGACTTTAAACTTTACGCTGAAGTTAAACTTCTATGGTCCTATCAACGCGCAGTCTCTTATTCGTACGGCCACTATCAACTCATTTAATAATCCTGATATGACCAGTAAGATACAAACCTATACTGCCGCTATCGAGGCAGGTTTAGTGCCAGGTGATGAGCTGGGTATAACCGATGCCTTTGAAGACTTCTAATGAATCAACTCAATAAAATTAATGATATCTTTGGTATAGATACGGGAGTGGATCTTCCGATAACTAAACCCCTACCCATGGACTACAGCCCATCCGAAATAGAACAGGATGATGACTATCAGTTAGCCAGAAGTACACTGAGGGGGCTGATTAATAAAAATGAAGATGTTTTGACCGAGCTCATACACATCTCAAAGAACTCCGAACACCCCCGGGCATTTGAGGTAGCCGGGCAACTTATTAAAACTCAAACCGAGGTGGCCAGGGAATTAATGAATGTGCATAAGCAAAGAAAAGAAATTGAGAAGACCTCATCTAAGACAATCAACCAACAAAATAACATTTTATTTGCTGGTTCTACTTCTGAATTATTAAAGTTAATTGCCACCAGTAGGGGGTAATTTATCTAATGGAACCGAAAAATACATATAATGGCAATCAATCACTAAAACAGATTGGTTTTGTGATGGACTTTACCTCTGATCAGGTCAGAGAGTTATTGCTGTGTAAAGATAATCCTGTACACTTTATCAAGAACTACTGTGTTGTAGTTTCTTTAGATACCGAGTTATTAATACCCTTCAATCTATACCCCTACCAAGAAAAATTTATTGAAACAATTAATGAGGAAAGACGGGTCATCAGTATGCAGCCCCGGCAGATGGGAAAGAGTCAGACGGTGGCGGCATATATTCTTTGGTACACCCTCTTTAACAATAATAAGACGGTGGCAATTCTTGCTAATAAAGCATCTGCAGCCAGAGAGGTATTATCCAGATACCAACTAATGTATGAAAACGTTCCATTGTGGCTGCAGCAGGGTATTAAGACATGGAACAAGGGTGATGTGGAACTGGAAAATGGGTCTAAAATAATTACCGCTGCCACATCATCATCCGGTATTCGAGGTAAATCGGTTAACTTATTGTATGTAGATGAGGCCGCTATCATACCTAATAATATAGCCGAGGAGTTTTTCACCTCAGTATACCCGGTGGTGTCCTCTGGTAAGACGACTAAAATTATACTTACCTCCACACCTCTGGGTTATAATCATTTCTGGAAGTTCTGGAATGATGCTGAAGAAGGTATAAACGGATTTGTACCTTTAAGAGTTCATTATAATGAACATCCCAACCGAGATGAAAAATGGGCAGCTGAACAAAAAGCATTGCTGGGCGAGCTAAAGTACAACCAGGAAGTCATCTGTCAATTTTTAGGAAGTTCTAATACTCTTATTTCTGCCGATGCTATTAGTAGGATGTCACCTAAAAGCTTTATCCATTCTAAAGATGGCTTAGATATATTAGAGCAACCTATTGCACAGCATTTATACTTTACCACCGTAGATACTTCTAGAGGGGTGGGGGGTGATTATTCTGCCTTTACCGTGGTAGATACCACATCCTACCCTTTTAAAGTGGTTGCAAAGTATCGGGATAATAAGATCAGCCCCCTGCTCTACCCCACCGTGGTGCAAAAAGTATCTAAAGATTACAATAATGCCTACATCTTAGTGGAAATTAACGATATAGGTCAGCAGGTAGCCGACATTATTCATAATGATCTTGAGTATGAAAATATGATATGGGTGGGGAGTGATACCAGGTATGGTCAGGTCTTATCAAGTTCAGGTAGACATTCAGTATTGGGGTTAAGAACCACCAAGCAGGTAAAAAGAATTGGTTGTGCTACTCTTAAATCTTTGGTGGAAGAAAATAAGTTACTAGTTTTTGATAAAGATATCATTTCTGAATTCTCAACATTTATTGAGCATGCAGGTACGTTTCAGGCCGATGAGGGATACCATGATGACCTGACTATGACGCTGGTATTATTTGCCTGGGCTACCAACGATATTATGTTTAAAGACCTGATGAATAGTAGCAACAGACAGGCGATGTACAGCAATCAGATAAAGAGTATAGAAGATGATCTAACCCCCTTTGGTTATATTGATAACGGGCAACCTGATGAATATATACCTGAAGTAATTGATGGCGATTTATGGTTATCTGATAAATATAACAAAGACTATTCTGAATTCATAAGAGCAAGGAATTGGTGAAAGCCGGGTTTTTATAAATAAACCGTATAATTTTATTATGTCATAAAAAACGTTTAAGGAGAATAAATATGGCATTTCAGCTTTCACCAGGGGTATTAGTAACTGAAAAAGACTTTACATCAGTTGTGCCTCAAGTCGGTACGTCAGCCGGTGCATTTGCCGGTGCTTTTCAATGGGGTCCTGTTAATCAAGTTGTTACGATAGGGTCTGAAAATGAATTAGTAGAAAGATTTGGTAAACCCAACGATACAGTTTTTGCATCGTTCTTTACCGCTGCAAATTTCTTGCAGTATGGTAACAACCTTCAAGTTGTTCGTGCGGTGGGATCTACTGCCCGCAATGCTAAATCCAACACCAATGGTACAGCAGTGCTGGTGTCTAATGAGGATACTTATGATGCCACATACAGTGCAGGAAATGCAGCACTGGGTGAGTGGACTGCCAAGTATCCTGGTGCATTGGGTAATTCTCTCAAGGTAGCGATAGCTGATGCAAATATATGGGCCAG